CGTCGAGCGGGTCCAGGCGATGCACGATCACGCGGCGGACATGGGGGCTTGCTGTAAGGGTGCCGGCAAAACGGCCGGCAAGACGACCAGGATCGCCGCAGGGGGCGACAAGGTCCTCATTGTAGGCAATGACCAGGACGAGAACGTCGTCCGGATCTCGGGGCTCCTTGGCGCCGCCGGGATGGTTTTCGAGATCACGACCGACGACGTCGAGCGGATCGCAGGACTCGGCGCCGATTCGATCTTTCGGGTCGACGGCCTCGACATGGAGATCCCCGGGATCGAAGGCGCAAAAACCGTGATCAAGACCCTCGTCGAGCGGCTCGTCCCCCTCGAAGCGGCTCCGGCTCCCGCGAAGGGCGTCGTCAAGGTCGTCGGGAAAGAGCAGGACGTCGACAGGATCGACGCCGGCAAAGAGGAGAAGGTCGAAGCGGCGACGGACCCGAAAGACGCGATCCTCAGGATTCACCAGGGCGGCGGCATCGTCAGGATATAAGGCAACTTCATTTTAAGCAGTTCAACCACAACGGGAGGAAAAACCATGTCTCAGAATCTCCGCCAGGTCACCGAGGACACGATCGCTCGGATCGTCTCCGCTCAGAGAGCCCCGATGTCCGACGACGTCCTTCGCGCCGCCGGTATCCTTAACCCGAGCTCGGCAACCGCCGGCCTCGTCAATTACGACCTTGAGCCGGCCGCAAAGCTCATGTATCCGGTATTGACCCCGCTCCGGAACAAGATCCCCCGCGTCTCCGGCAAGGGCGGAATCCAGGCAAACTGGAAAGCGATCACCGGGATCAACGTCGCCAATATGCGCGGCGTAGTTTCCGCCGGCAACCGCGGCGGGGCGATCTCTCACTCGATGCAGGAATTCCTTGCAGCTTACCGCGGGATCGGCCTTGAGAACTTCGTCGTCTTCGAGGCGGAGCTCGCCGCGGAAGGCTTCGACAACGCGAAGGCGCTCGCGGTCCAGATGCTTTTGCAGTCGACCATGATCGAGGAGGAGCGCCTCATTCTCGGCGGGAACACTTCCGTCGCGCTCGGGACGACCCCGACCCCGACCCTCGCGGACGTCGCGACCGGCGGCACCCTGGCGGCCTCGACAACTTACCGCGTCGGGTGCGTCGCTCTCACCTTCGAGGGCTTCAAATACAACACGGTCGCCGCCGGCCTCGTTCCGATCGTCAGCAAGACCAATACCGACGGATCGGTTGATACCTTCGGCGGCGGCGTCGCTCAAAAATCGGTAGTAGCGACCCAGGCGACCGCAGCCGACGGTAACGCGACCCATTGCATTAGCGCAAGCGTCACACCCGTCAATGGCGCCGTAGCTTACGCGTGGTATCTCGGGATCACCGGCGACTCGACCACGTTCCTGCACTCGATCACCACGATCAACTCGATCAAATTCACCGCAGTAGCGGCCGGCACTCAGGCTTACAACTTCGCCGACCTCGCGACCGACAACAGCAAGAACAGCCTGGCTTTTGACGGGCTTTACTCGCAGATCATGACGACCGGCTCGAATGCCTACGTCAAGGACCTGGCGACCGGCGTCGCGGGGACCGGCTCCCCCCTTACGGCCGACGGCGGCGGCGGAGTCACCGAAGTCAACACCGCTTTCCAGGCGTTCTGGGACAACTATCGCCTTTCCCCCGATATCATGTATGTAGCGGCCGGCGTAGCTCTCGCAATGAACGCCTTGATCATAGCAAACGGCGGCGCGCCTCTCGTCCGCTACAACATGGACGCGACCGGCGGCGGGACCCTCGAAGCGGGGATCGTGATCGGCTCGATCCTGAATAAGATCACGAACAAGAAAGTCGCGCTCGTGATCCACCCGGACGCGGTCCCGGGGACGATCCTCTTTTACTCCGACGGCGTCCCTTACCCGCTCTCCGGCGTGGGTAACATTCTGCAGATGAAAATGCGCCGCGAGTATTACCAAATTGAATGGCCGCTCAAAACTCGGAAATACGAGTATGGCGTTTACGCCGACGGCGTTCTTCAAAACTACTTCCCGCCGGCTTTCGGCTTGATCAAAAACATCAACTACAAGTAACCCTTGCCGGTTACCAGGACGCGGCCGGACCCTCTCAAGGGGTCCGGCTTTTCCAGTGAAAGCAGCAAATCATGAAGGGACGAGGGGGAGATCATGAGCGTTAGAATGAGAAAATCGGACGGGGGCGGGGCGTCATTCGGCGGCAAGGAATATCCGGCCGACGCGAAGGGGATCGTCACGGTCCCGGGCGAAGCGGTCGCAGCTTTGGAAGATCACGGTTTCGAGGTCGCGAAGGACGAGATCGAAAAGCCGGGCAAGACCGACACCGAGATCGCGCGCGAAGCAAAGATCGCCGAGCTCCTCGAAGCGGTCAAAGCGGCGAAGATCGAGCTCAAAGGCGACAAGGGAAACGCAGATAAAAAGGCCGCGCTTGACGCTGCAGTCGGCGCGCTTAACGCCTTCAAGGCGGAGCCGGTCGAGTAGCATCCGGAAGGGGTCAAGGCTAGTACCTTGACAAAGTTTATCCACAGGCTTACGGGGCAAATTTGGAGCTCGTTTTTTACGCGCTAAATCAATAGTTTAAACCCCGGGGCTTGTGGATAAACTGTTGATTAGTGTGGATAACTTTTTGCGAATCCACAAAACGCTAGTTTCTACCCCGGGGAGCCCTACAATGGCAAGCGAAGATTTGACAGACCTCGAAACGGTAAAGAAATACTTACGCATAAACGCCGCCGATACGACAAGCGACGCGCTCCTCGCGATCCTTATTTCGGCCGCTTCGGACTTCATTCAAAACATTCTGAACCGGACTTTCGCGGCGAAGGTTTACACGCAAAGAAGCAACGGGAACGGCGTCAATGTAATGCTCGCCGGCGACTATCCGATCCTTTCGGTCACGAGCGTTAGCGTCGACGGCCGGGCGATCCTGGCGGCGCCGAGCGATACTTCGGCCGGCTATATTTTCGACGACGACGCCGTCCACCTTCGCGGGGACCGCTTCACAAAGGGCGTGAAAAATGTCGTCATGACATACCGGGCGGGATACGAAACGACCCCGCCAAATGTCGACGATTGCGCCGCGACCCTCGTCGCCAAAAAGTTCAAATACCTTGACCGGATCGGACACGTCTCGAAGATCCTCGCCGGTGAGACCGTCACCTTTGAGAAGTCGGATCTCACCGACGAGCTAAAAAGCGTCCTCAGAAATTACACGAAGGTCGTCCCGATATGATTCACGGCGTCCTCATAGGGCGCGAGAACCTCACCCCCTTTTTGCGTGACATTCCGCGAAGGGTCGAGGACGAGCTCCGGAAAGAGATCGAGGCGCTCACGATCAAATTACTCCGGAAGGTCAAGGCGGAAAAGTTAAGCGGTCAGGTCCTCAAGAACCGGACCGGAACTCTCCGCGCTTCGATCAATTACAAGATGGAAATATCGGCCCGGAGCATTTACGGGAAAGTCGGGACAAACAAGGAATACGCGGCCGCTCACGAGTATGGATTCGACGGCGTCGTCAATGTTCAAGAGCACCTCAGAATGATGACAACCGCCTTCGGGAAAAAGCTCCTCGCGCCGAAACAAGTCAGCGTCCGGGCTCACACCGTCCACATGCAATTACCCGAGAGATCCTTCCTTAGATCCTCACTTCGGGAAATGCGGCCGGAGATACAAGAGCGCTTACAGTCGGCACTAAAAAGGATCGCCAATGCTCGCTAACAGGGAAACGCTTTATGCTGCAGTCTTCGCGCTCTTCTCGGACGCCGCGGACTTCAAGACGACAGGCCGCCGGGTCAAGACTTGGGCGGACGTCGATGTCGACCGGCAACCGGCTTTATTCATGGCCCAGGCCGGCGAGCTCGCGGTCCGCGACCGGAAGGGGCTCCCGACGAAATGGGAAATTGCTGTAAAGCTTTACCTCTACTGCAGGGCGGAGAACGATCAAGACGCGATCGGCCCGGTAATTAATCCGCTCCTCGACACGATCACGCAGCTCGTCGAAACGAAGGCCGCCCCGACGGTCGACGACCCGGGAGCTCGCCGCCCCCTTCTACCTGGCGAGACGAACGACCTCGGGATCGCCGGCGTCTCTCATTGTTGGATAAACGGGAATATCGAAACCGACGAGGGGGCTCTCGGGAGCCAGGGCGTCGCGATCATTCCGATCTCAATTCTCGCAGCATAACAAAAAAGGAGCGTGACCAATGAACCAGGACCAGGCCGACAAAGTAATCGCAGGGATTGAGGAATGGTGGCAAGAGCGCCGGATCAATTTCGCAATGGACACCGAAACCCACAACCGCGAAGCCGACCAGGTCGAGAAGCTCAAGGCGAAAATCGCCGTGATGGTCGTCCCCGCCGAAACCGCCGACAAGGGCAAGAAGTAAAACCAAAAAAGGGAGGTAACAGATTATGCAATTCGGATTTGGCTCGGGGTCCCTCTACGGGATTAACACGACGGCAAATAGCACCCCCCAGGAATTCGGCGCGCTGCAGGACGTGTCGCTCGATTTCTCTTTCTCGATCAAAGAACTCCGCGGCCGCTATCAGATGCCGCTTACGGTCGCCAGGGGCGGCGGAAAGCTGCAGGGCAAGGCTAAGACCGCCGACCTCTCGGCGAAGCTCTTCAACGAGCTGTTTTTCGGTCAGGCAATGGCAACCGGCAAGACCACGACCACGATCAACGAAACCGCGCCCGTACCGACGACGCCTTTCGCGATCACCGTCGCAAACGCCGCGACGTTCGTCGCCAACCTCGGCGTAAAGGACGCGATCACCGGGACCCCGCTCGTCAAGGTCGCGACCGCTCCCGTCGGCGGTCAATACTCCGTATCCGCCGTCGGGGTTTACACCTTCGCCGCGGCCGACGTCGGGAAGTCGATGCTCTTGTCCTACACTTGGACGACGACCGGCGGGTCGACCATCACCATCAGCAATCAGCTCATGGGCGTGACACCGACCTTTCGGTGTATCCTCACTGAAACCTATGAGGGGCAGACTGTAACCGTCGATCTCTACAAATGCACGTCGAGCAAGCTCACCCTGGCGACGAAGCTCGAAGACTTTATCGTCCCCGAGCTCGACTTCGAGGCAATGGCGAACGCCGCCGGAATCATCGGCGTGATCTCGCTCGACGCCTAAACGATCGCCCCCGGGGATAGGATCGGCAACGCGAGCCGGTCCGAATATCTCCCCCCAGGATCTCCCCGGGGGCTTTTTATGGGGACCACATCACACGGAAAAGGGGAACCGCTCACCATGATCAAATTAAAAGAAAATCCTATCGCCGGGCAAGTCGTCAATATGGGGGGGTCCGACATGATCGTCCCCGCTCTCAACTTTCATCAAATCCAGATCCTTGCCGTCGACATCAAAAAAATGGACACCGAGAAGGACGACTCGAAGCGGATCGAGGCACAGGCGAAAGTCATTCACCAGGCGTTTAAGCGCAACTATCCCGAGGCGACGATCGAAGAGGTCAAGGAGCTCCTCGACATGACGAACATTCTCCCGGCAATGGCGGCGACAATGGGGCAGAAATACCAGGTGGCCGACGACTCGGGAAAGTAGAAGCCGGCGAGACGATCCGCCTTTCTGATGTCGATTGGCCGACCGTTTACGCCGGCTTGATCACCGCGACCGGGTGGACGTGGGAATATATCGACGAACACATGACGCTCGACCGGCTCGCCGCGCTTAACAAACATTGGGAAACCTTCCCGCCAGTACACAAGCAGCTCGCCCGGATCGCCTCGGCCTTCTTGAAAGAGGAACCGAAAAAACAGAAAGTCAGCGACAAGAAAAAGGGAACTCTCTCGGACCTATTGGCAGCATTCGGACACAGCGGGGGGACTATTAAAAAATGAGCGCCGAAGAGATGAACGTCAAAGTCGGAGCCGATACGGGGGAGCTCGCCGCCGGGATGGAAGGGGCGGCGAGCAATACCGAACGGCAAAGCGCGCGCATGGCCGCGGCGATGGAGAAAATGAGCGTCGAGTCGAGGGCGGCCGTCCAGGGGATGCAATCGACCCTTTCGACCTCGATGTCGCAGATCTCCGCCTCGATCAGCAAGGCGACGGCGATCTTCGGGATCATGTCGGCCGCCCTTATGGGGGGCGCCGCCTTCAAGAATGTTATCGGCGAAACTGTCAAATGGACGGGCGAAGCGGTCAAGCTCTCGAAGGCTCTCGGGATCACGACGCAAGAGGCGAGCGTCTTAAACGTCGCGCTCGGGCATACCGGCAACGGCATGGAAACGGCCGTAACTGGCGCGAACATGCTCACGAAAACGCTCAAGGGGAACGAGTCGGCATTCGAGGCGCTCGGCGTCAAGACGCGGGACCAATCCGGCAACTATCGGAACGGCCTCGAAGTCATGACCGACGTAAACGAGAAACTCGGACACCTTAAAGAAGGCTTCGACCGGAACACCGCCGGCATGTCGGTTTACGGGCGATCCTGGCGCGAAGTCCAGGGGCTTTTGAAGATCAATAAAGAAGTCATGGAGGAGAGCCGGAAGCGCGCCGAAGAGCTTCATTTGATCGTCGGACCCGAGGGCGTGAAACAGGCGAAAGCGTACAAGGTCGCAATGAACGACGTCAACGAAGTCGGGCGGAGCGCGAAGATCTTGATCGGCAACGCAGTATTGCCGGCGTTTATTCAGCTCGGCTCATGGCTCGGCGCCGTCGGTCCCCAGGCTCTCGGGATCTTCGAGGGCGCTTTAAAGGGCGTGATTTCCTTCGTCCAGTTTCTCGGGCTCGGCGCCGTGACCGTTTTCGAGCTCGTCAAGGCCGGGATAAAGCAGCTCGTCGATTATACAATGGCCGCGGCGTCCGCTCTCTCGAAGGTCCTCAAGGGGGACTTTGCCGGCGCGGTCGAAGATCTCAAGCAAGGATGGAAGGACGGGGGCGAAGCCGGATCTCAAGCATTCGACAATATCGGGAAAGCGGTCGAGGCGACAAATTCGTCGCTTGCGAAAATGTGGGGGCTCAAAAAGGCCGCGACCTCGAAGGACGTCCCCGATCAAAAGCCGGGTGGAAACTTCGACGCGGCGAAGGCGGGGAAAGAGGCTAAAAGTCAAATGCCGGTTTTCAAGGCGGAGCTCGACGACAAGAAGCTCGCCGAGGGCGCTTTCCTGGCTTCGAGTCTTAAGGACGATCTCGCATTTTGGGAGCAGAAAAAGAAAAACGCACACCTCAACGCGGACGACTCAAAAGCCGTAAATCATGAGATCCTCACCATCAAAAAAGAGATTCAGAAAGAGGAGCTCGGGAACGATCTCGAAGCGATCAAGCTCCGGCTCGAACGGGAAAAAGTCGGCAGTCAAGAACGCTCGGACATTTGGGACGAGGGCGTCAAGAAGATCGCGGCCGCCTATGGGAAGGACTCGAAGGAATTCAAGGCCGCCCTTCTCGAAAAGGAAAAGCTCGCCCGGGAACACGCCGCGCTACTCGTCCACATGGCCGACAGTGTCACCGAGAAAGAGCGCGAGATCTCGAAAATCGGGCTTGAGATCGAAGCCGGCAACGCGGCGCACATGGTCGCAATGGGGGCAATGACCGCCGAGCAAGAGATCGAGATCTCGCGAAACCTTGAGAACCGGAAGGCCGCGATCGAGACGGCCGCGCTCCGCGAGAAGCTCGACCGCGAGAAGCTCGGAACGCTCGAATATCAAAAGCTCTTAAATCAAGTCGAGATCGCAGAAGCACAGCATCAACGCAAGATCAGCGAGATCAACCACAAGGCCGCGGCCGAGCAATCGAAGACTTTCTCGTCGGCTCTTGCCGGCGTCGAGAATTCCTTCTCGAAGTCGATCGAAGGCATGATCAAGGGGACAATGAAGCTTTCCCAGGCGATCAAGAACATCGCCGGACAGATCCTTTCTAACATGATCTCGATGGGCGTCAAGATGGTAGCAGATTGGCTCAAAAAGCAAATCATGATGACGACCATCACAGCGACCCAGGAGGCGGCGAAGACAGGCATCACAGCGACAGGCGAGACGGCTCGATCGGGTCTAGCAGTCGCCGGCGCGACGACTCAGGTTACCGCGAGCGCGGCGTCGGCCGCAGCAGGGGCGGCGAGCTCTCAAGCCGCGATCCCTATCGTCGGCCCGGCCCTCGGCGCGGCCGCCGCAATTGCAATGCTCGCGCTCGTCCTCGGGCTCGGTGCCTCGATCGGCTCGGCCGCCGGCGGGTGGGACCAGGTCCCGAGTGATCAGGTCGCGCAGATCCACAAGGACGAAATGGTCCTTCCGGCGGAGCTCGCCGAGGGGGTCAGGAGTAACCTCGGCGGCGGGGCGAGCAATAAAAACCAGGCCGGCGGGGGGCAAGTCCTCATTAATGCAGTTGACGCGAGGGGGGTCAAGCGGTTATTGTCCGACAACGGCGGAGCCCTCACGAGCGTATTGACGAAACAGGCGCGCAACTTCGCCGGCGGAAAACTAAGGAAAGGGTAAACAATGAGCGACGAGATCTTTCCCGAGCTCCTCGGGCTTAAATGGGAATCAACCAAAAAGCCGCAATGGTCGACGAAGTTACACGAGACGACGAGCGGGAAGGAAACGGCCGCGGCTTATTGGTCCTATCCGAAATGGTTTTTTACCCTGGCTTATGAATTCCTCGACGAGTCGGAACTCGTCCGCGACCTGCAGACCCTCGGGGGGTTTTTCCTGGCTCGGAGAGGAAAATTCGACTCGTTTCTCTTTCGCGACCCTTCCGATTATAAAGTCGAGGGGCAGGTCCTCGGGATCGGCGACGGCGCGCGCTCGGCCTTTCAGCTTATCCGCTCTTTCGGGGAATTCGACGAGCCGATCAAAAACGTCGAGGGCGTCGTCGCTAATCCGCCGATCCTCGTCACCGGCGGGACCCCGACCTTCCCCCTCTCGGAATATGGTCCGACCCTCTACGTCGACGGGGTCGAGTCCTCGACCTACTCGATCAGCTCGACGGGGCTCGTGACGATTCTCCCGATCCCCCCCGTCGGCGCCGTCGTCTCGGCCGACTTCACCTTTTATTTTCGCTGCAGATTCAACCAGGACGAGGCGGAATTCACGGAATTTATGGCGGAGCTTTGGGAGTGTAAAAAACTCGAAATGGTAACCCGGAAATGATAGCACTCGACCCGGCGAAAAAGGCGATCCTCGAAGCGGCCGATCAGCTTTGCATGTGCGACCTTGTCACGATCACGACCCTCTCGGGCGTCGTCCTTCACCAGACCCTCGGGGACGCGGACCTCTCAATCGACGGCGTTTATTACGACTCCAATCTCAAAATGTCCCGGGAACAAACGCGGCTCGTCGCCGGCGTCGAGGTCGACACTTTGAGCGTCACGATCTACCCGGAGCCCGGGAACATGATCGGGGGGATCGCGCTCTCTCAGGCGGTCCGCGCTGGGATTCTCGACGGGGCGGAATTTGTCCTCGAACGTGCTTTTTTTATTCCGGATTGGCGGACCTTTCTCTTCAAGGTGATCCGCTTCTCGGGGAAGGTCGCCGACATCGAGGACTTTACCCGGAGCGAGATCCCTATGACGATCAACTCGGACCTGCAGATTCTAAATGTGCAAATGCCGCGGGACGTCTATCAACCAGGATGCCGGCGCGTCCTTTACGGTCCCGGGTGCGATCTCGTCAAGGCGGATCACGCGACGACCGCCACTATCACCGCCGGGACGACGTCAAGCGTCCTTCAAACGATGCTCGGGGGACCGACTCGGACCTTCACCCTCGGGACGGTCACAATGACCTCAGGCGAGAACGTCGGGATCTCTCGGACCGTGAAATATTACACGACCGGCGTCTTCACCCTCATTATCCCGCTACCGAAGACGCCGGAGATCGGCGACACCTTCACGGCCTATGCCGGGTGCGATCGGTCGCAAGCGACGTGTGAGGACGTCTTCGGCAACCTGGCGAAGTTCAGCGGCGAGCCCTATGTCCCGGCCGCCGAAACCGCTTACTAAGGGGGACACCATGACAGAGCAAGAAGAGCGCGCGACCGTTATCGCCGAGGCGAAGACATGGCTCGGGACGCCGTACCATTTGAACGCGAAAGTCAAGGGCGCCGGCGTAGATTGCGGGACCCTCTTGATCGCGGTCTTCTCGGGCGCCGGCTTGATTCCCGAGGTCGATCTCGGGACGAACTTCTCGGACTTTCACCTTCACCGCTCGGACGAGATTTATCTCGGGTGGATCTTGAAATTTTGCCGGCCGGTCCCGGTCGCGCAACCTGGCGACATTATCCTCTACAAATTCGGCCGGATCATTTCACACGGCGCGCTTGTCGTCGATTACCCGACGATCATCCACGCGCCGGCACAGGGCGTTATGTGGGGCGACGCGACCGACGAGCCAATGATCAAACGCCAGGCCGGTATATTTTCGTTATGGGGAGGATCTCGCGCATGATGGGCGGATCGGCTTCACAGGCAGAGCAACCCGTCGCTATCAAGTCGGTCCGGGTGCAAACGTCGGCCTATGGCGTATGTAAGCCGATGGTTTACGGGACCGCTCGCGTCACTCTCAACTTGATATGGTACGGGGATTTTTACGCGGCGCCGATCCCGGCACAAAGCGGGGGTAAGTAATGGGCGGCGGCGGCGGCGGGATCTCGGGCTATAACTACACCGCGGCGATCATGGCCGGGATCGCGAACGGACCGATCGCGGGGATCGGGGGCGTATGGTCAAATAAAGACCGCGTCAGCCTCGAAAGCTTGAACATGAAGGTCGCGCTCGGGCTTATCCCTCAATCAGTATGGGGATACTTGACGACGAAGCACCCCGCAGAGGCGATTGCATATCCGGGGCTTGCCTACGTCGCGACCCCCGAGATCTTCCTCGGCAGGTCATCGGCGGAGCTCCCTAACCTCTCTTTCGAGGTTTTTGGGCGGGGAATGACGAAGACGGTCCTCGACGCCGGCGGCGCCCCCGTATGGGTCGACAATACCGGTAACTTCTCGATCGTCCAGGCTTATGACGAATACGGGACCCCGCTCGACGTTTGGACTCTGTTTAATTGGACCGGCGGCGATATAGTCGGGCTTTACGCGACGATCACCTTCTCGGGAGTCTCGACGGCGACGGCGGAGATCAACGCCTCGGGCTCGCCATTCACGATCACGAACGGCGTCGCTTTTGACATTAGCGCACATGTATCTATTACACAGATTTACGTTACCGGCGGCGCCGGGCTCTCCGTCTCGGGGATCTCGATCGCAACAGAAATCTCTCCCGAGCTCTCCTTCTTTCAGTCCTCAGTACCGGGCAATCTCGATGCAGATCCGGCCTATGTGATCGAGGACTTCCTCACGAACACGCGGGACGGCGCCGGCTTCCCGGTCGCGCTCCTCGGGGACCTTTCAAATTATTCCGACTATTGCGTCGCCGCCGGCCTTCTCCTCTCCCCCGCCTTCGTCGAGCAAAAGGCAGCGAGCGAACACTTGAAGGACCTTTTGAGCGCCACGAACTCGGAAGCGGTCCCGAGCCAGGGGCTCTTAAAGATCGTCCCTTATGGCGATTTGAGCCTCGCCGGGAATGGCCGGACTTACACGCCGGACATGACTCCGCTCTATTACCTTGACGACGACGATTTTCTCTCGACAGGCGAGGACCCCGTCGTCGGAAGCCGCGTTACAAGCGCCGACGCTTTCAATCATGTGCAAGTTGAATTCGTCAACCGGGGCAAGGATTACAATGTCGAGGTCGTCGAGGCAAAGGACCAAGCCGACATCGAGGATAAGGGGCTCCGGACGATGGACGTCGTCCAGATGCACCACATTTGCGACCCGGAGATCGCACAGATCGCCGCTCAAATCCTTTTGCAGCGGGTCCTTTATGTCCGGAACACCTACAAGTTTAAATTATCTTGGAAGTATGTCCTCTTAGAACCTATGGATATTGTCGCGATCACCGACGCAGGGCTCGGGCTCGATCGGACCCCCGTCCGGATCAAGCTAATCGAAGAGGACGACAACGATCGCCTAGAGTTTACGGTCGAAGAGATCCCGCCGGGTATTTCTACGGCTCAAAGCGTCGCGCCCCCGCCGGCTTCCGGGTGGACTTCCGATACACAGGCGTTACCCGGGGACTCGGCGCCCCCGCTTATCTTCGAGCCTCCCGACGCTCTTTGTGCAACGCCGGGTCGCCCCGAGATATGGGTCGCGACGAACGGCGGGGCAAATTGGGGCGGGTGCGAAGTGTGGCTATCGACGAATGGCGAGACATACGGCTCGATCGGCTTCATTTATGGGAAGTCGAAGCTCGGGGTCCTCGCCTCAGACCTGGCAAGCGGAGCGGCGCTCGACACCGCCAATCACATAAACGTCACCCTCCCCGCGGGGACTCCGGCGCTCCTTCCCGGGAGTACCGTCGACGCCACGACCTTCCAAACGCTTTGCTATGTAGATCATGAGCTCGTCGCCTTTCGAGACGTCACCCTCACGGCCGTGGACACCTACCGGCTTGACTATCTCGCCCGGGGTGCCTACGGCTCGACAATCTCCGCCCACTCCGCCGGGACCCGTTTCGCCAGGCTCGACAGTCAGATCTTGCGCTTCGCCTATCCGCCGGCCCTCGTTGGGCATACCATACACATTAAGCTCGCGAGCTTTAACCTTTACGGCAAAGCGAAGCAAAGCCTCGCGGACGTCGCGACCTATTAACCAGGGGGAAATATGGATCTCACAGGAAACACCCCGGACCCCGTCCAAAGTGCGGAAAAGATCGCCACGCCGAGGCATATCAACGGCGTCCTTTTCGACGGGACGAGCGACGTCACGATCCCCGCGACCGACTCGACGGCAAGGATCGCCACGTCGGAAAAGGGCGCCGCGAACGGGGTCGCGCCTCTCGGGTCCGACTCGAAGATCGCCGCGGTCTATCTCCCGAGCTACGTCGACGACGTCCTCGAATTCGCGAACCTGGCGGCACTCCCGGGGACGGGCGAAATGGGCAAGATTTATACCGCGCTCGATACCGGGAAAATATACAGGTGGAGCGGCTCGGCTTACATCAATATCGCGGCTTCGCCAGGCTCGACCGACGTCATTACAGAGGGCTCGACGAATCTCTATTTTACAGCGGCGAGGGCGCTCTCCGCAGCTCCCGCCGAGACGACCACAACGTCGGGCGCGCTAATCAACGGCGCAACCGCAAAGACGACTCCGGTCGACGCGGACCAGCTCGGGCTTATGGATTCGGCCGCCTCGAATGTCCTCAAAAAACTATCGTGGGCGAATATCAGAGCGACGCTTAAAACCTATTTCGACACCCTTTACGTCGGGGCGGTCACCGGTGCGAGCGATTATTCCGACACGACATGGACACCGACGCTCACGTTTGCAACGCCAGGCGACCTTTCTGTCGCATACCTGACAAGGGTCGGGACTCAAATAAAAATAGGTAAAATGGTGGTTTTGAACTTTGACATATCGACGTCCGCTTTTACATGGACGACGGCAAGCGGGGCAATGTCAATAACCGGCCTCCCGTCGTCGGCCAGGACTCTAACAGGTTATATCGCCGAGGGGGCTCTCAGGTGGCAAGGGATAACCAAGGCCGGATTTACTAATATTGTAGCGGAGATCGGGAGCGGGAGCGGCTTTATAAGGGCTCTCGCCTCGGGGAGTGGTCAGGCAATCACGGCAATCACGGCCGCCGATATGCCGAGCGGCGGGACGCCTCAGTTTGTCGGGACAATAATATATTTCTTGCCGTAAAAACTGGAATTTAAGAGGAGAAAAAACATGGTACTTAGAACCCTTACGAACGCCGGTCAACCCTTGAGATACCCTGACGGGACGCCGGCGGCTCGGGTCAAGGTCACGTTTACCCTTGTCGACAACCACGGCAACTTGACGGACGCGTGGGACACTGTCGACATGATCCGGATCTCTCCGCTTACCCTGATGGCGACAACCGACGCAACCGGAGTTTTCAGTATCAACCTTTGGCCGACAGCCCGGGCAGATCGGCCGGTCTATTATTTGTGCAAGGTCCCCATTCTCGGGACGATTGATATTGTCGCCCCGCTTCCGGACAATTCCGGCGCCTACATGTGGAGCCAGTTTAAAACCGGATACTCGGGCGATCCCGCGAATTACGCCGCGGCGCCGATTCAAATCCTTGACGCGTCCTCGCCTTACCCGAACCTAGCGGCGGCGCTCGGAGACCTCTCAACTTACGGAAAAACTGTGTGGATTTCTACGGCCGTTTCATGCAATGACCTCACCGTGACACATAGAGAGGTCCGGGTCCTTATGGGGGGTATGATTACCGTGAACACCGGTCATATCCTCACCCTTGGAGCTTTCGACGCCGGCCGGTATCAATGCTTTGCCGGCGCCGGGACCGTTACCTTTACCTCAGGGCTCACGGACTCAGTTTTTCCGGAGTGGTGGGGCGCGCTCGCGGATGATACTACTGACTCGGCGGACGCTATAAACGCGGCGATCGTCGCGCACCGGGTCGTTAGATTTGCGTGGGGCTCTTACCGTATATCAAAAATGCTCAGGGTCGATGCCGTTGACGGGAGCAATTACCCGACCCAGCAGGGGCAATGCCTATTGGGTGCCGGTAGCACCGAGGGGAGCGGCCTCGCAACTAGCGGAAGGATCGCCGGCACAATGATAAAACCGATCGTGAACCCAGGCGTCACAAGGCTAAAATATATGCTCAAGATCGGGGACGACACCATGCAATCGTTTACCTATGTCGCCGGTTTACGGGTGTGTGGAATCCATTTTTTTGGATCATACGCAGGGCAAAACGAGCAAACCAGGCTGAAAGATACCCGTTATGGGATCATGATGCGCCGGGTGGCCGATTACTCTATCACGAATTGCAAATTTACAGATATGGAGTGGGGCATTTACAGTTACGGCCGGTATGACTCCAATGTTAATAATTGGGTTACTAATTTTAACGGGGTGATTGCAGATAATGTTTTTGAATACATTTTGATAGCCGGAATTAAACTCATGTTTGGATCGGCTGAAATACATATTTCTCGAAACTTCATGCAATTTTTCGGGTCAGGGTTTTACCCCGTTCAGACTGTTTACGGGGTTTTGTCAGTCGGCCAGACGCTCGGCAACATGTTACACGACAATTACATTCAATATATGGGCTATACCGGGTTTCCCTCTAGTGCTGATGGCTCGGACGGTTTTAAACATCAGCGCGGTTACGGGATCGGCCTTTATAGCGGCGCCGCGACGTGGGGGATCTCGGGCGGCTATTATGAAAAGAACGATTATGATATTTATTTCGGGTCTAACGTCGAGCTGAACCCGGCGAATGAGGCTTACGATTATTGGGACACAGTCGATCTTGGCGTAAACGTAGGGGTTTTCCCGACGGATAGCCTCGGGAACTATATCGGGCGCGGCGGCTCTTTCAGCTTTGGCGCCGCGTCGATCAAGTTTAACGCCAGGGCTAAAAATAACACTGTTGATTCTGTCCATTTCGAGAACAAGATCCGGACCTATTACCCGCTGTACTCCTCGCGCGTTTCTTATGGCGGCGCCGTCTACTACTGCAAAAACGATGTACTGTCAGCGACTAACCCCTTGGCCGACTCAACAAATTGGGGGACGTGCGCCGTTAACGAGCCTTGGTTTTTGGCGGCCCAGGTGCCGGCATGGGTCAGCGGCGCTCAGTACCGATCAGGCAAGTCGAGGACCTACACCTATGCCGGGACCTTTGTGAAGCCCGATTGGACGGGTATCGTCGGTGAGGGCAGTATCACGACGACGGGAGACGTTTCAAACACGCTCAAGGGAAATTATTATTTTAACCTCGGCGGGATTTATGATTCGATCCCGAATCCCACATATTACCCCCTCGGCGATTATTTAACCG